GTGGGCATATCTTCTTGTGTAGTTTCCGTTTTCATACGTGCTACTTCAACCCCATTCATGCTTAACGTAAATGCTGAAATATCACCATTAGCAATTCCACCACCATTATTGGGTATAGAACCTGCACAGGTTATCGTACCAACAATTAATTTATTTCCACTAGTAAATTCTAATAGAGTTTGGCTGCTTGCTGTAGACATACCTGAATATGCATAAGCATGATCCCCAACATAATTTAATTCTAAACCCGCCCCCGCTATTACATTACTACTAGCATAGGGAATGCCCTCGGGCATTGTTTACTCGAATTGAATCGTGCAGCTTGCGTCGATTGTTGCGGCAGTTGTAACCGCCATTTGAATATCCAAAGTATTTCCAGAAGTTACGCCTAGGGCGGTCTTTTCCTGTGTAACACAGTTAGCTACTCCAGTACCACCCGATGCGGCCTGCGCGATCGCTGGACCCATAAAGGTTGCATCACCTTCTTGAAGTGCCGTTCCCGTTAACTTGAAGCCTGTGCAAAAGTCTGCTCCAGTTCCAACACTACTCACTCCCATTGATATAGAAGAGATCTGCGATACTCCAGAAGGCACTACGAGACTGAGTCCCGATGATGCAAACTGGGATGTCATGCTTTGGAAGGATGTCGTCGCGCTCAATGCGGCCGAAGTCCTTGTTACTACTATTGCCATTGTTTATGCCCTCACTTTTATTGGTCCAAGAGAAGCCAATACAGGCGATCCCCTTGAAAATGAACGTACTGCAGCCTTTGCCAAGAACGCACCGACGAGGGTCTTGGTTATAGCTTGCTTGTTTGATTTTGCATTCTTCGATAAAGTCGATAATCCCGCATTAAGATTGCCTGCCAAGAAAGATTGCATCGCAGAACCTGCGCCTGTCTGTTCTAAAAGAGCTAAAGCAGCTCCAGTTTCGATTACGTTTATCCCAAAAGTACGAGCTGGTTTCCTTCTGGCCTTTCTTCGACGTCTTACCATGACCCGTTTAGGGAGTCTTGTTATATAAATGTTCGTGATGCTTGCTGAGATACTCCCCACACTCATTACAATAATGCTGCCTTCTGAAATTATAAAGTCTTTTCCCCTTTGCATTGGTACATTTACAGGGCCACATCTTAGTATATTTGAAGTTTTGAACGTCCTTCTTAACTAACAATCTCACAAATTCGCTAAAAGAGATCCCCCTGTAGCGGCATATTCGCTTTGCCAAAAAGTACCATGCGGCGTTAGTAGGGAATTTGAGAGCGACCTGCTTGAGCGGTCCGCCATAATGCGGATGTCGACCCGAACTAAGCCCGCCCATTATTTTAGTAATCCCTCTCGCCACATTAGGACGCCTTCCCATCTACGGGCTTGTTTTTTAGTCCCGTTGTCTATAATGTCGAAGTAACACTTCGGACACATATGCCATGAATCACAGGGTACACGACATCTAATACATTCTTCTCCGTACTTTGGATGTTTCATTTTATCTCTCCGAGCTTAAAGGAAGGAACCCCTATATGTATATACCGTATATATGGAAAATAAAAGAAGTGCGTGACCCCCAAACACAAAAAGTATATATTTAATTGAAACTAGAGGCCGCCGTACCTATTATTATTAGTATATATTATATTGATTATATATTATATTATAGATTATACTTTACTTTAGGCCTAGCTTAGTGCTCTGTTTTGTCTGTTTTACCCCTACTTCGGGGCTATTCTGAGGCTTTAGGAGGCCTTCTAAGCCGCTTCTTTTCATTAACATCTCTGCGACAAACCCCATGATTGGATTGTCTTTGGTTATTGCATTGATTGTACTTTGGCCCGTGGCCTCATCCATTTTTTTAGATGCCGCACCTAAAGAACCAAAAAAAGAAGATTGAAAGTTCTCGAGCATTCCGTGAGTCCGTTCTTCAATCTCATCTATAATCGGTTCAAGAATTAATAACAGGTCCTCATCACTCTCGGATGATTTCGCCCAAGCAACCCAAGCATCTTTACTTAATCGGGCCACGTACGAAGCAAATACAAAATAAAATAATGACCAAGCGATAAGGTACCCCAATAATTCTAAGGCAGTGATTACCATTAATCCCTTTTATCAAGTAAAGTTTTAAGCGCTGCCAAAAAAGAGATCGCACTAACTAATTTCAACTGGTTTTCAGTCATTAAAAGCGGCCAGTTTTTATCCTAACATCTATGGGTTCTGGAATACCTGTGCCAGCTGCGACATAGGCAAGTGCTATTTCTTCACTTGAGATCTCACCCAATACAACGGGCTGAGTTAACTTCCATTGCACAGGTTGGACCTTTCCTATCACTCCCGAATCTTGGGCCAATTTCAAAAATGCAATCATCGCGCCAACGTTCATACTCTACCCCATTCGCCAACATCAACAAAAATAGGTTTAGAACAACCTTCGTCTTTCATTTTTCGCACAACAAAAGCCCTGTCTATTCCACCACCATTTTTAGTTTCTATATCTGCTATATCATTCTCCCAACGTTGACATCTTGTAAGTGGTCCAACACCGTCAACATATTCAGGTGTTTTTGGGTCTCTCCATAATGGGGCCAGAATGGGATAAATAGCATTATCCCAAATCCCTTCGTTAATAAATTGTCCAACACCGCCAATAAATTTATCTTTTTCCTCTACAAGCTGTTCTTTGAAAACATAAGCCACCGCTGCCAGTGAAATACCGACTATTACAGGAATACCACCACCAACTAGATTGGGTAATGTTTTATCCAAGAGACTATCCTTTTCGCGCTTGTAGTACCTGTGTAAAGCCTCCCCTTGCGCCTTTGTCAGCTTCTTGAAGGTTTCACCATCGGGCATTAATTCAAGCATTATCGCCTCTTCTTGCCTGCGGGGGTTTTCCTGAACGCAACCGCCATTTTCTTTAGGTTCAACTTACCGTTACGATATCGGAAACGCGGCTTCTTGCTGTTAGCTTTAACGTATTTGTTCCATGCTGATAGTTTACGCTTGCGTGGTTTGCCTCTGGCGGGCATCATACTGGGGCCAGTGTCAAAACCTATCCTAGTTCCACACTCTGGGCAATACTTGGGCATTATTGCACCTCTTTACCTTCTAGAACTACTGTCATTAATCCAGTGGGGCCCGTTGCTAGCACTTTCATCCCCGTATTGGGTGGTATAGTATAGTACAAGTTAGGGAATTGGGGCCCGATCCCCGCATTTATGATCAGGAACTTGCTAACGTGCAGCGCTTCCTCATTGCCTTGGAGGGTCCAGCTTAGAACATCACCCGCAGAGCATCCCGAATAATCGAACGAGACGTTGGTGACGACAGTATAGAACCTATTGGGAGAGATAAAGTCCAGTAAGGTTGTGCCGCCTGCTGTCAATGCTTCTAGACCGCTCCATGCGAACATACGATCACCATAGAAGTTAAGACTCGGCCCCGTCGAAAGTGTCATTAATGAACTTTACCTATTATCATCGCACTTGTTACACCCTGTGTTCCACTCGAATTTACTGTTAATTTAACTACAGTATAAGGTGGAATTAAAATAGGATATGTAGCATAAGTGGGCATATCTTCTTGTGTAGTTTCCGTTTTCATACGTGCT